CACACCGGGTTGCGAGTCAGGCCCGCAGAGCCGAACTCGTGCACGCGGGCATACGGTGCCTTCTGTCCACCAGCAACCACGGCGGCCATGCCTGGGCTTTCCTTTTGCCCCTTCACCGTGCGCCGCAAGTCACCTGTGCGATTCAGCTTTTTGCCACGCATGTAGTGCTCGCGCGTGTACTGTGCGTACCCCTTTGCCGCAGCCACCAACACACGGCCAAAACCGCGGTCCGTTGGGCGCATGAAGTCGATGATGTGGTCGACGTTCTTTTCGCCCACGATGGTTGCGTCAAAATTGATCTCGGCAACGTGAGCGCGATGTGGCTGATCAGCCAAGGCCAAAGCCTTCCGGTGCGTAGTTATTGAACGTGATGCGCGACTCGTCCGTCATCGCACGCCTGGCGTACGTGGTTGTCTGAGACTGGTCACCAATTGACAGCTGGTCCCAGCGCTTGTCCTTGGCACGCTTGAACACAACAGCAGCGAATTCATTGATTGCCGCCACTAGGTCCTCTGGTACGGTCGCGTACCCAGCCGTCCAGATCACACGCATGTTGTTGTACCCACGAGGGAAACCGCGCCGAACACCATGCAAGGTGCCCGTGTCATTGTTGGAGTAGTAGTCGTTTGAGTTGTACGTGTACGTGGTCACCCAGTCGGTGTCAGGGACTGTGCCATCCACGTACCCGTACCGCACAGAGGTGATGGTTCCAACGGGCCACTGTGGTAGCTGAAGTCTCCCGTTCCCCTGACCACTCAACAGGTAGTCGTGCGATGGCTCGGCTGGTGACACCGCAGTCAGGTCCGTGAGAAACCTGTCACCTATCATGCGGTGCACGATGCGGTGCACGGAATCTAGAACCGTAGCGATCAGCACGTCATCCTTGGTACCACCCGCCTGCAAGTACAGCTTGAACGCCGCTGGCGTTACAATCTCCAGGTTCGTCTGGTTGAGTGTTGGGCCATCAATCCTCAGCATTGACTACTCCACAATTCCAATGTCCTTGGGGTGCATGCCAAGCGGCAGTACCCACACATGGTTGGTTACCGTCTGGCCCATCAGGTGCTGCACAATGTTCTTGTTGGTCTTAAACCATTTTCCGTTAGGGATAGGCACCTGCCGGAACCGTGTTAGCTTGAGCCCGCTCTTGTACTTGGCAACAACGAGTACCCAGTAGTCACCGTCGCGCACTTCATGCTTGAGAATGGTGGGCACTGTGGTCCGCACCGTAGTCGACGGCGCCCTGAACGAGTCTTTCGTGAAAACAACATCAGTCTTTTTCAGCATGATCAGGTGGGGGCCACCCTCGTGGCCCCCGTTCCTCCTTACGCAGTGCCAGTGGTAACGTCGATGTCCAAGAGCGCGCAGGCTGGGTAGTCCGGCAGCGAAGCTGCGAACTGACCGATCCCAGGGCTCGTGGTGTCAAGCAAGTCAACGTCAACGGCCTTGAAGTCGTAGCGGCAGTCGACCTGCAGCACGGTGTGCAGCAACGGCGCATTGCGAGTCGTTTCGATTCGCGGTGTACCGTACTGACCGAGCCAGAAGCGATCCTCTCTGTACAAGAGGCCCCAACCCTTTGCCTCTACCGGCGAGATTTCGAGTCCGTTTTCGTCGAGGTCGTAGCGTGACATAAACTCGGGCAAGATGATTTCGATGCCCATGAAGAAGCCCAGCGTACCGGACTTGATCGTGGCACCGCTCCCAAACTTGTCGAGTGTGATCACGTTACCGTTGAGAAGCATCTGGTGATACGCCTTGAGCGGTAGCGCCAGAGTCAACTCGGAGGGCACGCCAGCGAACCTGTGCAGCTTGTTTAGGGCTGCAACGATGTCCGCTTCGCTTACGGCGTTGGTCACTTGCACCGCTGCACCGTCTGCCGAATACGGCGTGGTGGTATCGTTGTGCGTGCACAAGAAACGGAAGCCGTTCCATGCAGTTTCAATCTGCAGGTTCTCGTCAGACCCACCCGTGATGCTAAAATCTTGGTGAGCCGTGTACGCACCCGCGTCACCGTCGAGAATGGCCTTCTCAAGACCGCGCGACAAACCACGCACAAGGTCTTCCCGCAACACCTGCGTGATTGGGATGACGGATTCCGAAACGATGTCATCGTCCCAGGCGATGAACTGCATGATGTGACCAGCATCAAACTGAACGGCGTTGTACTGCGGACGTTTGAAGTACGTTGCCGCAGGCAGATGAGACCCTGGATGGTTCGGACCAACCGGAGTGATCTGACCAGCGGACGGGGGTGCTACCCCACCGCGCACTGCAATGATGTCAGCCGTACGGACGTTGAACTTCATCTGCGGTCGCGTCAGCTGTACGTTACGCACTCGACGCGGCATCAGGGTTGTCTGGCGTACACGGTCAACAACCTGAGCGCTCAAAAGCTCAAAGGTTAGGTTGTCAAAACCGTCAGACGTGTTGTCGGGGTCAACAACTTCGTTGGCCTTCACATAGCCCATGCGGTCGAGCACACCCAGGTAAGCCTTGAAATCATCAGACTCCCTGGACATCTTCTTGATGGTGTCACGGTGCGTGAGCTGATTCTTGCGCCGAACGTGCCAGTAGGTGAACAGGCAGGCATCGTGCAGAAGGTGAGCTTGGTCAAGCTGCTCTTCTGCGCGCGTACCCTTGACCGCCTCCGACTGTGAACTGAGAGCGAGCATCTTCTCGAACGGGAGCTTGGCGATTCCACCAAACAGCCCCGCCTTATGAATGCTGTCACTCTCGCGCTCAACAAGAAACTCTGGCGGCGGTAGTTGCTGCCGCGCGAACTCCTTGCGCTGCTCTTCGTGTACGTCCTTCATCTGACGCTCGAACTTGGCCTGACTTTCCTGTACGGACATCAGACCTGCGTTGAGGTCGGCCCTAGAGGCTTCGACGTCGTCAGCGATGCCTTTGACGAGCTTTAGGACCTCTGGATTTTCCGTAGACATTCTTTCAATCCTCCGATCAATTCTTCCGTGTCATCGTCATCACCATCGCTGGTGGCTTCGTCCCTCCCTGGGACATCTTCCAATGAGGAGTGGATCGTTAGCGTGTACGGAACATTGTCGAACGTGATGTCCGTACCGTTACCTGAAGCGGTCGTTGCGCTTATTGCCAAGCTAGGATCTGTGGTTGTAATCCAAGTGTTCGCAGAACCGGGTGGCTCCCAATTGCGGTCAGCCATCTGGTACGAGATGTTGTACAGGTCAACCAGATCGTGGAACCCGTAGCCCTTGGCCATCGAAAACAAACAGTCCTTGTTGGCCGGGATGGTCACTACGCTCAGCTCTAGAAGTTCCTTGACCATGAGCTTGGCTGGCTTTGTCTGGGTGTTGTCGTCGTTCTTGGGTGCGTCCTTTTTGTCAGCCGTAAAACCAATGCTGAACGCGTTGATAACGCCCTGCTTGATCTGCTCTCTGATGTTGTTGACCGACGTCATCACCACAGAGGCACCAAACAGACTGTTGACGATCACCGGAATGTCGAAGTTCTTGCCCACCACAGCTGAAACCATCAGCTCTGTACCAGTAGAAACGAGTTCTATGACACGCCCAATCGGTGCCTGCCAGTTGTGCATGTGAAACAAGGTCTTGGTGCTGAACCCGTCGATGGCTGACTCAAGACTCTTTTGGTCGACCACTTCATTCGACCGATCAGCAAGACCCGTAGAGGCGATGCCTCGAATCACTAGGTCCTTGCCATCTGGCTCCACGCTCTTGATCTCTGCGTGTCCCCAGCGAGCCTTCTCGAACTTGGCAGAGTTTGGATTCATTTGTTTAGCTCCTTCATGGCGCAATCGACCCAAGACAAATCGAAGCGCTTGCCGTCCTCTTCCGGGTCGGTATCAGATGGGCCTGCTGGTTTTGGTTTTGCTACGCTGCCTGGGTTGGGGGCTTTACCTAGTGGTTGGCCGTTGTGAAGGAGCATGTCTGCTTCCTTCTCGGGCCGTTCGTCGTAGCCAAGCACCTGTCTCGCTTCGTTAGCAGAGACAACTCCCGAACGCGTAAGAATCTCTTGTACTTGTGCCTGGTCGAATTCAGATATCGCAAGCGCCGCGATCCCCGAATAATCGTACATAAACCTGAGTCGCTGTTGACCACCGTAAAACCTCGGTAGAAAGATTGTATTGAAAACATCCAAGACGAGCTTGTGCCAGCTCATAATGGTGTCTTCCCAGTAGGTTAAATCCATCTCTTTGCTATTACTGCGGAACGAATCACTGTAGTCGCTGAGCTTTGAAGGAGGCACGCCGAGCACCATGGCAGCCTCTGCGCGCAACCACTTGAGCCCGTTCAGAAACTGAATATCGTCATCACTTGGGCGCTCGAGCACCTTGATATCCCACTTGTCACCAGCAAGAATCAGCGGGTCGCGCGTCTTCTCGACACCAGAGAAGCGCGTCTTGATGTACTCCTTGGCCTTGTCAAGTTTCTCTTCCGTGAGAAAATCTGTTTCGGTGAAGAAGATGAGACCCGCACTGATGTCATTGATGAAGCGGTTGTAGTTCCATCTCCGCATCTGGCGCTCGAGGACGATTGAACCTCGTAGGCGGTCAAGTGGCGACATGCCAACGTACGGATCCCAGATATTGGGTGTTTTAAAGTGCAAGATTTCGCGTAAACCATACTTCTGAACGATCCCGTCTGAGGTTTCCCACCAATAGCCGCGGACGATCTTCTTTTGGTCCGGCTTCGGTTTCACCTGATGGGATGGGAGCCTGTACAGCGTCAGCGGCTCTTCGGTGGGCTTGTCGAACTCCATATGGGAGTAGTGGTTACCAATCGTCAGCAGATCCTTGTACACGCTGATCCAGTAATTGGACGGGGTGTCCACCGCATTGATGTGCTTGAACAACCTGACTGCCGGGTGGCTGTCTGAGACATCTTCATGCGTCTTGCCATCTACCGAGACGCGGACGAGCTTCAGCGGCACGGAGGCAGCGTCCTCCGCGATCACAGCAATGCCCCGGCCTATTGTGGGATTGGTCCGTTCGACTTCAGCGAGGTTGACCGCATCTATTGGCAGAGATGCCATAGGCTGCGTGAACAGCCCACCAATCTGAGATCGGCGGGCGTCTACAGCAATAGGGTTTGTGCCTTTTAGAGAGGCCAACGCCTGAGAAAAGCGTTGTCTGAGACCCACTGGTAACTCAAGACTCGGGATCTTGATCTACCATAATGGTAACAAGGGGTGTCAAGCGAAGGACCCGGTAGGCCGACACTACCGGGTCCGGGCGAGTCCTACTGCCAGCTCCATGGTCTGGGGTCAGACCCTAACGGGTTTTCTTCCACCCACGCCCTAGAAACGTACCGCTCAGGTTGTGCCTCAAAAACGGTGACCGGGCTCGGGTGATGTGCAACCCGACCCATGTGGCTCTATTCTGGATTGCCCGGTCACCGCATTCCCATGCTCTCCCAAGTTGACCCGCCTGAGAAGAAGCGGCGGGACTCTTCTGAAGCCAGCCAAGTTGCCATGATCAGGTCACTGGTGTGACTTACTGGGTCGAAATTTATCAGATGGTTGATCCACTCGTCAACGATGCGTTCACATTTTCCACTTTGGTCACATGGAATCAGCCAGCGCTGCTGCTCGAAGTCGATGCACATTGAGCGAATGCCCGTCTCTGGGTCCATCTTCTTTTTGCCGGTCACGTGTGGACGAATGCGTAGGCGCTGCAGATCCTCTTCTGACGCACCGAGGGCGCGCATGATCTCTGGGTTCTTGGCGCCTTGGGCCAAAAAGGCGAACCCGGCGTTGGTCTCAACCCTGAAGAAGTTGTTCGGGTACCTACGAACCACCATGAGCATGCGGCGTAGGATCTCGGGCAGCTCCCAGTGGCCCTGCTGGATGTCCAGTAGCTCCTTCTTGCCGTCGTGCGGTGCCATGGTGAACAGCACCGTCTTGTCGGCAAAGCTCTTACGGTCGG